CCTGATATTGCTCGTCAGCTTGCTACGGCCGCCATGCAGCAGCAGACACAGAATATTCGCGCCGGTGGGATGGCTCAACAGGCTCCGGCTGCCAATCCACTTGCCGGTCTTGCGAGCTTTATGAGCGGAATGGTACCGCCTCCTCCTCAACAGACAAACGTGCGTCCTCAAGTTCCGGCTTCAATCAAGTCACCTGTAAAGCTACCTCAGCAGCGTCCTAACCCTCCACCCCAAGTAGCTCGCACCGTGGCTCCTCCACCGGCCCCCGTTCGTGAAATGAAGGGCCCTGAAGTAAATATTGATGATCTACTCAGGCGAGTAAACGCCGGTGTAGAAACCACTAAGAAGGTAAACACAACACCGACCGCAAAGAAGGGTGGTTCTACGGGTAAAAACTCAGTTTCAATCCGTCTTTAACTAGTGGGTCCTTTATATGGCAAATCGCTTATATCATCATCTATTCTGCTTTGAAAATAATCTAAAAATAAAGGATTCCATTTATCCTTATCAATCCATTCATATATACCATCTTTATTAATTTTTATTAATTTTTGTATATCGGGCTCATTATCAATTATTTTATGACGTTCTACGTATTGTCGATTTGTTTTTGAACCGTGATAAAGATGTTGTATGTTACCTTTTTTATAATATGTTATACGTGGAGCTGGCTTAGTGGTGAAATCACTATAAGCTGGTTTTAAACTTGTAGGGAGAGACTTAAAAATTTTAGGAAATGATTTCTTTAACCAACCTGCAGAGGAAAGTGTATCACCGCTTCCACTTATGGCCCAATCAAAAAAGCCAACTTTGCGATACCATTCACGACGAAATGCCCAACCGAATCCAGGATGGTAATTATAATTCCATACAGGTTCTTTCATATGTAATACTGTTTTGCGAGTCAGTGTTACATTTGTATATGTTAAATCTAACCATTCACTCGATTCAAATGGTTGAACTACATCATGTTTATCTAATAATTTTGAAATGTCAGAATACCAAGTATCATTTGTAAAAAGCACATCTCCGTCGATAAATAATAACTTTTTATACTTTGACGGAATTTTGGTTTCAAGTATGCGACACATACGTTCTTTATGAAACATAAATGAATCACCACGTACATGAAAAGCAGACGGTATTTCTGGTTCTCTGTCTTTAAACACAAGCTCGAGTGTAAACACAGGTATTTTTTTTAACTGAAATTGATTTACAGTATACAGGTAATTCATAATAATACGTTTTGATTTTACAGGATTGAAAATAATAAGACATACGGCCATATCTTTAGACGATGATAGTCCCATTATTTAAAACATAGGTTTTACACTTGTGTCATAAGCAGGTGCTTCAACTTTTCCATGTAATCCCGCTGCAGAACGCATTTTATCATCAGGATTTACTAATCCTTCACGAGCAAACGATGATTTACCGCGAAGAAATCCAGATGCCAAAACTACAAAACACGCTGTTAGTAGAAGAGATGTTACAAGATCACGGGTGCCGACAAAACAGACCGCAAAAATAGTTAGACGGCGCAAAAGAATATTTTGACTATACTCTTCTTCATTATCACTAAATTCGTGAACAATATAACGACTGCCCACATTGAGTAGCAACATCATAGCACCGATCACGAATGGTGAACCTGCAAACTGTGCGATTTGTTCGTGAATCATTCCCTTACTCAAAAGACACTAAAGTTTTCAATTTTTGCCGGGGGAGTCGGCTTAGGCTGAGCTGGTGCATCGGGCTTAGTATGTTCAGCTTTACCGTGAGACTGGGGAAGACGAACATCTCCCTTTTTCTTACCTGTCATAGCCGCTAACATGCCAGAGATTGCGGCAGGAGGAATTCCATTTGCTTTAGGCTGGGCGGCATCCTTAGGTTTCTGTTCCTTAGGGTCAAGGTACTCCAACGTGCTAGATGCACTCATGACATATGCAATACCTAAAAAGAGACCAAGTATCATGCTATAGTTCATACCTACATATAGAACTGCTAGAAGAACAAGTCCGTGACCAATCGGACTAGAAAGCAAGGATGATACTACTGAAGGGGGAGGATGTGTGAAGAATGCAACATATACAATAAGAAGTGCAACACCTCCTAATTCCATTGAAGAGAGCTTCATTTGTTTGACAGACTTGTTAATATTTTTCTATGAGTCTTTCAACAAGTGAGATGGCAAGCCTTGAAGAAGTATGGGGTTCATCTTTTCCAAAAAAGCATTTTGATATGACATCAAAGCATGATGCTCCTCACGTAAAACGTGATCCCGAAAAGGAAGGTCGGATTGCTCCAACTCCTATTCATCGATCAACAGCTGCTCTACAAAAACATCGCAAGTCGATCGATGACTTGACGAAGTCACTTCCTATTGGCGGAAATGATGAAGATATGGAATCAAATTACGGTCCCGCTCGTATCCCGTCTACAAAAGAACATATGACTGATTTCTCATCAACAAAGGGTAAACAGACCAATCCGTATTACCCTCGTGATGATGGTACCGACTTTGCGTATGCCCCGCCGTCTTTTCAGTCCGCCGCATATGATATTAAACTCGATCGTATTCTACGTATGATAGAACAGAATCGAACTGGGTATGAAGCCGCTTCATCGCAAGATATGATGTTGTACATTTTTACAGGTGTATTCTTTTTATACACGCTTGATACATTTGTAAATTTAGGTCGTCGTATGAAGTAAATTATATTACGTGATAGAAAGATTGTCAGAGCGATTGTTAATACGAGACTCAAATGAAGAAAATGAATCAAACACATTGTCAATGTACTCAATTTCAAGAGTCATTGAGAATGATTTATATGCAGAATTGGCATACCAATAGATAAATCCCTGATTACCCTGCTGTGAGTGAAGACGAGTACGAATGTGTAGACGATCTAGATTCTCAATAGGAGGTGTATAGCGAGAAATGTTATCCTGAGCAGAGTGATCATTGTAGTCAATGTATCCAGTTGGAGCAGAAATAGGTATCTTAGCAAATGTACTATCTACGAAAGATGAACGATCAGCGCCAACACGTGTCTCGTCCATCTTGTTTAGACCTTCAATGTCAATTAGGAAGTACTGAGCCGTTGATACACCCGTTGCACTATCACTTCCATTTGCACCGGTATTAGCACCATATGTTACGGACTCTCCGTTAGCAACAGCGGTGTCGTATGTATGTGTGAATGCAGTAGAAATTGACGGAAATTCAGCTGCTGATAGACGAATTGATACAACGTTCTTGTATACACGAGGAAGATAGATTACAAAATCACCTCCAGCAGAATACTTTAGCACGTCACGATCAGCTGAATCAATTAGTAGAGTCTTCTTAACCGTTCGGAGTTCTTTCTGCGGCTTTGATGCCGACACGGTTACTCCATTGTGGTCAAATGCGCGATTCATCTTTGTGTATTACTAGTTAAAAATACTTAAATACTTACACCTTCATCTTTTGAAACATTTGTTCAATACCGATATCAGTCGCTCCTGTGTCGGTTGCTATAATTTCCATCATTTTTTGAATTGTCTTGCAGAAGATGTAATATGTTTGTAGATTGAGTTCTCCAGTCTTGTGGTAAACTTCTGCCAAATAGCGAACTAAAATTTCAGAATGCTCAAATAGTTTGACGTATTCTTCTGTATCATAAATATCTTCGGTTCCTTTCAGCATATCCATATGAGCATTGTAACCAATGATCATGTCGATGTGGTCTTCAATTGGGATTTCAAAATTGGGTTTTTTCTTTTCTAGAAAATCAATAGCATCTTCGATAATATCACTGTGATATTCTCGCTCATCTTCTGTATAGATCTCCATTTTTTGAGATTTACTTTCGGAGCTTTCGGCGATTCGTTTTTACTGATAATTGAGACATTTGATTTACTAAAACCTTCTCGGCATCTAGTTCATCAAGACGAGCCATCATTAGTACAATCTGTTTGCAAAATTGATAAAACTCGGCAATATAGAATGGCGGTTTAATCATATTAACGGCCATCAAATTTGCTTCAGCCATCATTCTTAAATATTCAAAATCTTGTACAACTGGTTTCCGTGTTTCGGGAATATTAATAAAACTCGAATAATATGAGATAACTAGATCGTGACAGTCTGCCATAAAATCTTCTGTGATTGGAAGCTTCTTTTCGAATACTTCAATAGCTTTCACAATTAAGTTATAGTGTGCTTCACGCTGTTCATCATCATATTCATCCATTTGACCAAATCGATCCATTCTATTTACAGATTACAATTTCTAAAGTTCGTTTTTAAACTTTAATAACCGAACTTACGAGCCAAACGAATACAGCAGCGGTAAACTGTGCTAACATGTACATTAGTGCTTTATTTTGACCAATCTTGCCAGATGCAAGTTGCATGGCTGTAATTGCAGGATTGAAGTGGCCACCCGAAGTCTTACCACCAAGACCAAGTGCAATAGCAAGAGCTCCAACAATAAAAATAAAATTTGATGTAAATGCAACGGCTCCTAAAATTAATGATGTACCGAGAAATTCAACAACAACAGGTGTATCCATTTATATAAAAGAATGAAATATTTAGTTGTAAAGGGATGGCTTGGATTTGGAGATCGTATGGAATGTCTCCAAATGGCTGTTAAATTTGCTCTTGATCATAAGCTGCAAATTTATGTAGACTGGAGAGACCCGTTATGGTCACACGGAGATTGTGATTTTTACACATATTTTAAACTTGTAAATATTCCTGTATTAAATTCATTAGACGATATTCCCGAAGATGCTACTGTATTTCCTACATTTTGGAAAGGTAAATTAGACCAGCACTTGTCTATGGAGTTTTTTGAAGCAAATGCAAAGGAAGATATGCATATTGGCCATCTTACAAAAGAATATCCCGGTGATGTCATTATTTCAACATTAAATAACCGTACACTCTACTCAGATTTATCGTTTTTTTCTAATGTATTTAGAGTTATAGATCCTCGTATTTTAACTAAACTAAACCAACGAAAACAGAAATTACCATTAGCAAGTTCTTGGGGTATTCATATTCGCGGAACAGATCGAACAAACAGTAAGAATCGTGATTTATCAATTCAAAATATAGCATCACATGTTACAATGATGGGCGGCTTAAATGGCGTTAGAATGATAGCCGTTTCTGACGATAAAGAATGTTTGGATATATGGAAACGGTTTTATCCAGATACAATTGTAGCAAGCGAGCTTTCGTTAACGACAAGCTCATTAAAAGGAAATCACAATTTAAACAAGGACACGTTAACGGTCACAAAAGATGAAATGAATGTAGATATGTTAGTTGACTTTTTTACTCTTGCTAGTTGTTCTCGCATATTTTCAACTTTTAAAACTGGGCGTTTTTTTCGTGAAGCTCAACGACTTTCACCTCTTATGAATAAGATATTGCAAGGATGAGTCGATTAAATGAATGTTTATCTGTCATGAAACAACTGCGTGATTTAGGGATTGATAAGAACTATCAGCCTCTGAAAGAACTATCTCGAAAACTATCAAATTATGTAAAAACCGGAGAAGCTTCGACGTTTAGTATAGAAATGATACGTTATGGACGTGTTGCCCATGTTACGCTTCCGTCAGATCCGCAATCTCGCGTTCATCTAACATTGAAGGTGATGGGTCACGCCGACGACGATAACAATAATTAGTTACATAACATAGCCCGCTGATAGAAACAATAATTAAAAATATTGACAACGATGTAGCACCATCCTGATCCATTAACTAAAAATGGATGACAATATGAAAATAACATATAACAGTAATGGCACTCACATTAGGTGGATATCAAATTGCAAAAAATGCCATTGAACATATTCACCATACAAAAGGAATATTGACTGTAAAACCTTACATTCCTTCTGTATTTGTAAAGCCTCAATTTGTTAAACGATACCCGGTCTTTAAAGAATCTGAAGAGTTTCTATACTTGCCCAAGCATTACGGAATTGAAACATTTGGTCCTCTAAAAAGTTCAACACGTGAAGTTAATAAAACTGATCCCAAATTTTGGGACTTTGTAGGAACAATTCGCGATAACCAAAAAGAAGTGGTAGATTCATATTTGAAACCAGAGCCACACGATGGTGTTATTTCTCTTCAAACAGGAGGTGGTAAGACAGTTTGCGCTTTGTACATCGCATCACAACTAAAAGTTCCTACAATCGTTCTCGTTCACAATACGTTCCTTCGTGATCAGTGGGTTGACCGTATCAAGTCATTCCTCCCTAAAGCCAGGATAGGATTTGTTCAAGGAGATGAAGCTAAAACTGAAGATGTAGAATTTGTAGTTGCTATGCTCCAAACTGTCTCACAACGTGAGTATCAACAAAAGACTTTCAAACCAATTGGTCTCGTAATTGTAGACGAATGCCACCATATTGCCACTGAATCGTTTTCAAATGCAATGACAAAGTTAACATCTAAGCACGTTCTGGGCCTTTCTGCTACACTTGATCGCAAAGATGGATTGATGCATGTGATTCATTGGTTTCTAGGTCCTTTGCTTTACAAATCAAATACTGCTGATAAAATTGATGAAGGTGTAAAAGTTGAAGTGTACGAATTTGACCCACAAGATGACGAGTATAATGCGGTTATTCGAAATAAATCAGATGTAATGTTCACTGCATTAATGATTAATAAAGTCGTTGAATACAAGCCTCGTAATGAATTTCTGATTAAACTTCTGCTCGATGTATCTGAAGAAAAAGAACGTCAACTACTTGTTCTAACAGATCGTGTTGATCATGCGCAAACTCTCTTTGATATGCTTCCTCCAGAAATTCAAGAAACAGCATGTATTCTTGGACGTATGGTAAAGGCAGAACAAAGAGCAGAATGGTGTTCCACTAAACGTATTTTGCTGGCCACATACCAGATGTGCAAAGAAGGTTTTGACGTGGCGACCTTAAATACACTTATTATTGCCACATCTCGTCCAGATGTGGATCAAATTGTTGGACGCATTTTGCGAGTTGATAAAGCTCATCGCAAAATAGACCCTCTCATTATTGATATTGTTGATCCTGCATTTCGAAGACAGTTTCAACAAAGACTTGATTTGTACAAAAAAAGAAATTATTCGGTTGAAAAGATGGTATTTGATTAAAATGTAAATAAACAAGAACCATATTTCATCAACATGTATTTTTGTTTTTTGTCACTTGTTTTTATGACTTCGAGAGATAAATTCATTATATGAAACCATTTATTGTTATGTAATTCGTAGAAGCGAAGGACTCTATTTTCCATGTATCGATACATAATTTGTACCGTTAAAAGTCCATTTTTGTTTTACTTAAATTTATAAAGTTCTGCATTATCATAGTTACGAATTTCAATGGGAAATCCAATTTTTGAATTTTCACTTAGTTTTTTAATTTTAATTTTTAGTGCTTCCGAAAGTACATGATTTTCTTTATCCGAATTAATAATTAAGATTGGAATAACCTTTTCCACTGTTCCATACATTTCTTTAATTGCGTCGTTACTTAAGATCCAATTACAATAGAGTTGGTTAATATGTTGCAGAGCGACTTTATTTTCTCGCTTTGCCTCATACACAATTGCCTTTTTATTAATAATTTCAATGGCATCAAGCTGGGGTGAGTTTAAGTTATCTTCTTTGAACTTAAATTGTTCTTTTAGAATAAATTTATAATCAATATCTTCTTCCGAACCAAACGCATCTGATCTAGTTTTCTCGAATCTTGCTAAAAGTGATTCTTCAGAAACATATTTTTCAAGTGTAGCTTCAAATTTAATTTCTCTCTGAAGAATTTTTACAACTTCATCAAACAATGGGTTGTGACTTGGCTTAAATTTATTTTTAGTTGGAACCGTAATTGGAAGATCTTTCTGTTCTCCAAATATATTTACAACTGCAATATTACCATTCAAAGTTGTATTAACATCTAGCTGTGTAATTTGCTTATACAAAGATCCAGATGTAACTTTTTGAATCATTCTTCCATTTTTAAATAGATAGATTCCATTTGCTGTGATAGTCTTTCGAAACCATGAATTTGGAATATGTTGTGCAATTACATAATGACTTCCTTCGAGCTTTGCTCCAGATGTCAGCGCACAGCTAAAATTTTTTACTGACGAAACATAATTTGTATCATCATGTGGAATTAGAAACGGATTAATTTGTTCATCATTTAGATACATTTTAATTACACCATTTGTAAATTTCGGATACCGCATCCAATATTGGCTTAGTTCTTCTTTAATTTTTGGAAGCACATTCGTCATTGATGCACTCTTCTTAGAATAAAGTGAACTAAACTGCTTTTTTTGAATTGGAAATTCAATAAGAGATCCAGTTTTATCCGTAATACTTCCAGGCCACACATTAATTTCTACAGCACTATGTTTCATTGAAGAATATGGGGCATTAACGTGATACATTTTTTTATTTTTCCACGCAACTCCCCAAGACTCATCATTCGGATCGAGAATAGCAAGAGATGATTTCAATCCACATCCGTGTTCATTTAAATTTGTTTGAACTCGTGTCTCCGGTGAATATGTAAAGCATCGCGATAGTTCATCAGGAGTCACCGGAAATCCTTTTCCGTTATCTTCAATTGAACCTCTGTTCTTTTCAAAATCTAGAGTTATTTTTATAACAGTAGATTCCGCTGCAAGTGAATTATCAATAATTTCGGCAATTGGCTGCATACTATCCTCGTATTCATTATTAGCCAATGTACGCCACAATCCAGTGTTAGTTGTGTTTATAGTGAAAGAGATTGATCCCATTTTGTAATAAAATACTTGATGCTATGAATAATTCGTTTTTACTTAGTTTCCGAACCCATCTCCGTCGTCAATAACACCACCTACGTTTGCGTAATCATCATAGTCACGAACAGCTCGGTCGCCATAATCACCATAGTCGACCTGTAGTTCAACATTATTATCTCCATGAGGTACGTCACCATTCTCTACATAATCACGGGTATCGTTATAACCTTCTTCAGGTATGTCTCCATCAACTTCTATAGCCTCTTCAAGTTCAGATTTTGTATTTGCGTACTGACGAGCAAAGAACTCACGATCAGCATTTGTGATCAAAAAATCAGCAATACCGATATCTAATAACATTTTTGTAATTTCACGCGATGTATCGTTCATTGTACGAAGTTTCTTCTTGAGTGACTCGCGTTCAGCTGTGCGTAACGCTTCATTCTCTTTTACGGCTTCTTCCGATGTTAAGAATATCATCTGTAAAACAACGTCTCGCTTAACAGATTCTGCTATAACTTTTACAAGAGCAGCCGACTTTCCAACTTTATCAAGTAACTCATAGATCAATCCAGTAGCAATATCTTTTGTTAGTGATTTATCGGAACTTAAATATACAGCCTTTGTTCGGTAATCGACTAACTCTTTTAGATCGTACTTATTATTTGATAGTATATCGAGTATACGATTAAATAGGGTCAAAAATGCAATAGAATCTTCTTTTGAATTCAAGAAGTTAACCAACTTATCTATCTTTGCGAATGCTTTAGGAATGCCCCCTGTTTTCATTTTACGGATTTCTGCTTCACTAAATTTGAAAGATTCGGGAACTGTATCTAAGCCAATGACATCTCTTGCTACAGATGATACTTGAATTTTATCCCATAGTTTTAGTGGATCTTGTGATACTGCAGTTTGTTTATTTCCTTCAAAGAATACGTGAGGCGAAGGTGTTGTACATATCGTTGGAAGCTCTTCTTTTGATTTAACTTCTGTTGAATTATATTGTGTTTTAGAAACATGAATTACAGGTAATTCGATAAGTTGTTTAGTAGTAATTTCAACCGGAACTGTTTCTTCGTAACGCAACTTAGCTTCTTCTAACTGAGTTTTAAACTTAGTAATAAACGGAGCCATTAAACGAGTAGCTTCATCTTTTACTTTACGAGGATTATTTACAATCTCTTTAAAGATCTCAGTTGTAGGTCCCTTGAATAAATTTGGACTTGATTCATACGGAGCTTTTAAAACCGCCATCAGAGAAAAGATAATATCTGCTTTTTTAGGATCATCTGAATCACGAGGGTAACCTGTTAGCTTAGAAACAGAACGACGAGGATATAAGAACGGATTATGTGTTTGAATCAAAAAGACACAACCAATAATACCAAGTATACCTTCCACGCGATCCTTACCTGCTTGAGGAATCTTTGGAGCTCGACGAACAGTTTCAGCAACTTCACGAACAGTTTGAAGAATCGGTAATAGCTGCTTAGCTTCGGGTAAGACTTGAAGCAATGAGAGAAGTAGATACAAAATATCTTCACTTGTACGACCAAGAATAAACATCTTTTGAATATCACGAAGTGATGCAGCAAATGATCCAAATTGAGAATCTCCCTTAAATTCCGATGTTTCCATTACATCATAATTAATTTGAACGTGTCCATCGCTATCAAAGTCATCCTGTGCAATTACTACGTCTTTGTTAACTTCTTCTCCGCAAAACTTACAAGTTCGCGTTCCATCAATTACACTTGTCCACTCGTCGTAAAATTCAAGACGATCGTCTTCTAGCTCTCCTTTTAGTAACGCAACTGTATGCTGACAGACCACAAACGAGTCTTCTTTGTCTGTATATATTCTGTCTTTCAAATCTAGAGCAATAGTTAGCTTTTCTATATCAAGGGCTTTATCTAATTCAGTTCTCTGTGTATCTCCGACAATAGAAAGAACATGCTTTCGCATTTCAGAATTATTTTTCTTTTCAAATTTTTCATATTTTTCTGATTGTACATTTTTGGAGAGAGGCTTCTGAAACTTTTTAAGTAGTTTTATATGATCTTGTAATATCTTGTGACCCATTTCTTCATTCCACGGTGTTCTTCCATGAGATATGAGTTTCTTCTGTTCTTCCTGTATAAATCCAACAGATACACACGTTCCCTTAGGATCTTCGGCTAGTTTTCCCTTTTCTCTATCATCAATTGCCTTATTTAATGAACTCCATGCTGGCGAACGATATACACCTGCTTCGGTTAGAGATTCGAATGTATCAAACGTATAGCATTCATCAGGAGTTGAAAAAGGATATTGTACGGGTGGTTGAGCTTCTATCGGAATAACGGCTACATTACCATGTTCATTTGCTTTGGACAATAACATCTTAGAAACGAATAATCCACCATCTTCCTGATTCATAAGCCAAAAACGCGGCGCCATTCCATCACCCCAGCCAAATGCGTATGAGTCTTGTAAGGATTTAGAAGGTTGTGTTTCGTTATCTTCTTCAGGAAACTTTACGGAAAGTGTAGGAGGAGTTGCGGTAATCGGATGAACCGGAACAAAACGTGATTTCCACGATTCCCATGGAATTTCTGAAAGTTTTACATCATACAATTTCAAATACTTTAATCCTTCGCCATACGGATCAGTGGTAGTTGGGACACCATGTGTTACGATGGTCGTAATTGTGGGAAATATGTCTAGAAGAGATTCATTCGTTATAATTTTAGATTGTTCCCTTGATGCAAGAAATGGATGATCTGCAAGCGGATTAGGGATTTCGAGTTCACGCTTTTCTAAAAAATAACCCTTTATGCGAATATTATCACTTGTATTTCCTATCGGAGCTAATACAACATCAAGAGTACCATCTTCATGTATAACTGTTTTAGAACGCTTATAATTTCCAAGTCCACGAATGCCCTTTTCACCTTTTTCATCTACAAGTGTCGTATCATCTTGCAACAAGACACCTTCTTTGCCAGTAGTTGTGTAAGGACGAGGTAACGCAGTTATCATGCGGGTGTAATACTGGGGGACATATAGAGATTCTTTTGAGAGCAGCGGTACCCAATCTTTTATGTATGAATATGGTGTGTATTGAAAGTCCTCGTAAATACTCTTT